TCCGTTTGCCGGTTTTTGACTTCGACCTTGGGAGTCTGACCGTATAGACTAGGCTTAATTGTTTCTGTAGAAGAGTAGAGGATATTGTACTTGTCGGTGGTAGCGTTCTTGCTCTCCAACATGAACCTATTAATGACAGCATCGCCATCTGTCTCGAAGCTTTCCCACCGCTTATTGGCTTTCTGGATTTGCTCTTGCCAGTAGCCGCGTGCCTGCGTGGCACTATCTGACGTACCCTGCTTAGGGGGATATGTAGAGACAGATGCCTTCTGAGCCATATACTCCCCTCACGGCGCGGGAAACTACGCTCAGGTTTCGTATCCGACAATAGGCTAATTACAGTTTTATTATTGTCCTACATTTTATACCTAAGTATAAGAACGTCCGACAATAATATTAGGTTGACTTTTTGTCCTCCCTTAAATAGCAAATCTAGGGGGCTATCTGTAAAGGAACGGAATATGATTTTATGTCGGACGACGACAGACCCTCACGCCCGCGTGGCCGACCGCCCATGCCACCTGATACCCGCAAGGAACGTATCTCATTCCGGTTTGCGCCTGATATCATCAAGCGAATACGAGATTTAGGCAAAGGCTATCAAGCCAAGATCGAACAGATAATACGAGACTACTTCGATTAGTTACCGTACGATACCCGCATATAGTTACTACGATCCTCGAAGAGATCATTAAGAGTAACTTCTTGCAAAGTTCTAGGAGCAGGTGGTTCGGGCATGGGCTTTGGTCGCACCCATGGCCTGCTCATACAGCCATACCGCAGATCATCGGGCGCGTGATCCTCCCCGTTTGTGTCACAGTCCTCTATATTCTTGGCGTCATGTTGTAAGGCCGGTAACGTGCGTATTAGATTTACGCATGTATTAAAGATATAGAGCATCGGCGTCCCAACACCATTATTAATATCTGGGTCCGCGTCGATGCCAGTGAGCCTCTCCCGTACAGACCCCCAACCGGGAAGCCTAGTATTATCAGCGGGCCTAAAGAATACCCCGGCTCTCGCCATGACCTCTGCATGACTAGGGCCTCCGTCCTGCTTGAAAGCACTAGGGTCCATAACCCGATATGTAATTTTCTCACCCGGTACAGTCCTCGCTTTGATCCCCTCTGCTACACGACTAGCAGGCCATCTTAGTCCTACGTTTATCATTCCCGGCACCATGCCGTAGAACTCACGATATACTATTAATGCTCCCTTAGGTATAAGCTTTGGGGGTCGTTCGGATTTGAAACTGAAGGCATCTGGTGGCCGTAAATCTGGCACATTAATAGTTCCGTCGGAGACGGCAAACCAGTGGAAACTAAAAGGTGATGCGCTTCCCCAGTCGCCAGCCATGAACCGTAACCAGTGTTTCGGTACGGTAAATGGTGATATAACATGCTCCATTGTAGAAAATTCAGGGAAGTATGCCCCAGTAATGACATTCCAGTCTCCTTCTAGCCAAGCTCTTACCAAATCAGGCGATCCTACTTCTCTCAGTCTGCTCACATACAGAGGATCAGCAGTCATTAATATTTTATTGTCTTTCACCTTAGCAGGGACAAACATACGTGTCGTACCCTCAGGGCTTGTTATCATTTCATACCCTGTAGAGTTATGGTCGATAAAGTAGTTCTTGACCGCATGGTGTCCCGGTCCACCGGGATTGGCCGTAGCCCGTATGCGTTTATGAGTTATATTAATGTCTGTACCACGCAAACACGCCTTTAGCTTATTATACCCGGTCAGGCTAGGCCAGTTACCCAATTCATCAAAGCCGATCCACGAATTTTTGTTGACCAATCCCGTATCTGTTATATAGTGGTTCACTTCGTCTACGGCTATATCCGCCACCATATAGGAACCGATAAATGTCTGATTTATATAGCCTTCCTCCGTCGCGCAGTCCAGATCAAGCACCGCGCCGGTATAGGGATGGCGATACTTTTCTTGAACCGGACGGCTATATTCGTGAATGGTGCCCAACCCATCCTGCCGCTCGCCACGGTACGGTATCCCAACATCGCCTTGAAATGGAATTACACCTAGGCCGTTTTCTACTACGCGGCGAGACTGTCCACCATAAAGACCATATACGCCACCACAACCATATTGATAATCTTGAACTGCATAGCTCTCATTCTGAACATATGGAAGATCATTGGAGTAGTAAGGGCCGTCGTGATCCAAAACTAATCGAACTAGTACATACCGTAGCTGCTGATACGTCAATACCAGCTTCTTCAATTGGCATATCTCCAACAACTCTTGCCCTAATCTGTAAAGAAAACAATATAGTCTGGAAAAACCGTAGTTCTTACCATAGAGCATTAACGGACGATACCGTGCGTGAAGCACTACAGGGACATACAACTGTTCAAGCTGCACAATTTCTTGGTTGTCACGTACAAACTCTTTATAATCGTTTTGACCATCTTTTAAAAAAGCGTGCCAGTCCGGGTGAGTTTGCTGCAACTCAACAGGAAGCTGTAAAGACTCTTGTAAAGATGGGCATGACCCGTGTTCAGATACTAGAGCATCTTCAAGTTTCGGAACCGACTTTATTAAAGGCGATAAAAGTCTGGATAGGACAGGGTGCCAGACCGGGTGAATTTGGCTCCCGCGCATACTCTGTCGGTCAGAGTCGTAGACAACAGCGCGAACGCATGGAGCGAGATACGGCGTTACAAACCCAGTAACTCTTCTAGCTCCTGACAGAGTAGTTACCATATCACCGGGACGTATAGACTCTATTGGTCTGTACGTCCTGTCTGCCATTAATACACCAGTGCCAACTCCTACACAGTACTCATGCCCCTGATATAGTGTAGCATCATCTTCGTTATCAATATGCCGTAACTTTAAAGAAGCTCCTGTTGGGAAAGTAAAAGTTCTATCACTGACTTTCCAGCTTGCCCCTAACGGCAAGTACATTTCCTTTGCCTGTACGACAATCTCTTCAAGCTCCGGGTACGTCTTACGGAATATGATCCCCTTCCAGCCCGGTCCCTGTTCTACGTCTTGCAGGTAATCCCCTAGAAGATACGAAGTCTTACCACCACCTCTAGCGCCACCGTACAGTAGCTCCGTCACAAACCGTGCGGATATTGCTAGGCTTTGCGGCCCCGGCTGTGGCTCCCATACCGTGTCCATTACAGTACGTCCTTTAGCCTGGACTTATGTTCTATTACTTTAACGCTCGTCTCAATGATTTTATCATTAATAGAAATTTGAGCCAGCGCTGTCTCGCGCTGCTGTACCCACTCTTCATAGGTCTCAGCCCGTGGCATGATCGCCACATTAACGGTCATTCCGCTCTGAACGGGCACGTCGCCGTATCCCGGAACCCGCGCCTTGAGCATCTGAGACAACAACGTGTCAGAGTATTGCGTCTCGCTATCGACCTTCTCGCCCTTGAAATAGACGCCCTTCTCAACCCCGTGGACACCCCTCCTGTAGGCCGCATTCTCTAGGCTGGCCCACCCCATCATCTGTGCGTTCTTGACCTCTCCAGCGGCCTCAGGATCGGCTTGCAGCCATAGGCAGACATGCCGGTAGGACACTTGCAAGTCCCCACAGGCGCTCAACAAATCGCCGTGGTTCTCGCAGACGGCCTTGACCAAGTGGGCCAGCATCATCGGGGTACGCGGCAAAGACATAGCGCCAGTATAGTATCAGGGCTTGCAGGCTGAAAGTGCATTAATAATTGTAGGACTTTTAATCCTGTGCTGCCGACCCGACCATTATTACAGCTTCTATACTTTCCCTCAAGACCATTAAAGCTGTAAAGAACGTATTTGGTCGCAGACGTTCGGGCATTTTATCCACTCGGCTACTTAATGCATCCATCGTTTCAGCAGTAACCTCCCGGCACAATTCTACCAGCATGTCAATCTCATCGGGCTTAAGACCTTCCGACTTCATGATTTTGCGGATTTCCAATACGAACTCCGGCTCTTTTTCCATGCCATTAATACTCCCCTACTTGGGCCGGATACTATTGTTTTCTACTTTTATCGTACCGCTCTGCAAACTATCCAGAAACGTATGAATATCAGCCACTCTGATTAATACTCGCCTTCCGAGTTTTATTCGTGGAAGCTGACCAGATTTCATTAAATAATGCAACGTGGTTATTCCGACCCCTAGCATAGTCGCCGCATCATTGGTGCTGACTGTTAACGGTTCGACCTCTTCCATGACCGTACTCCTTTACTCCTTGGGGGCTACTGACATTTCCCTAGGTTCATACTGTATAAACTCCGGGGGTGCACCCATAATTCCTGTGCGTGTGGGAGTATATTTATTTTGACACCGCCCGGCCCGGAGACCCGGTGGGGTCCCTCTCAGAACAAAAGGTGAACTAGCCTGAGAAAAGCGAGCATTTACAATGAGTTAGATCTATGTGTGTAAAGTTCACGCCAATTTAACATAATGCACATTATCAACCCGGCTTTCGCTAAGTCATTGAAATGCCAACACATTTTCGACCCTGCCTGCCTGTCCTGCCTGCTCGATCGCTGCTAATTATTATTAATGGTACTATCAACTAACCAGATTGGTTAATCTAGTACTGAATGTGTCATGCTTATAGCTGTCGAGGACATGCATATGTATATGTCGCCGACAGGTAGATGAGAACAAACCAGAACAAACCATGAACAAAACAATACTGCCGGCAACAGGTTTCTGCAAAAGCTCCGGAGTTACAATAAGTAACTAGGTGTATAACTCATTGAAATTGCACGAATATTCCCGCGCCCGCCAGCCAGCGCGTTAATACCCCCTCATGCATAAAGATACTTGTCTATACTTACCATATGGATGAAATTACAGCTAAAGGAGAATAGTTAGCTCTCAGTTAGCTCCATATTTCCCCATGAAAATCAATGACTTACACTTTTATATCTCTCCCCATTTGACAGTTAGTTCTCAATTATCTATTGGTTAGTTCTCACTTATCTCCCATTTATCTACCCCAATACTTATGGAGTACTAACAATGAAAGCTACTATACTAGAATTGCGTAAGAGATTACGGTATGATCCTAATACCGGAGAATTTACATGGAAATACCAGCCAGATATGCCAGATAGTTTTAATAATAGGTGGGCTGAGAAACCAGCACTAACTTACATGGACAAATACTATTACAAACGAGGCACAATGGATGGTGAAGTATTACTGGCTCACAGAACTGCTTGGGCGATGTACTATGGGGAGTACTGTAAAGGCATATATCATTACAATAACTGCAAATGGGATAACAGAATATTCAATTTAAAGTCTCACAAAATACCCGGAGGCTTTCCAGTATCATTAATAACACGTTTAAAAGACCAAGGCGCATTGCATCTAATACAAGCGCCGCAAGCGCCCCTCCCATTTCCAGAACAAAAACAAACTTGGAAAGTGACCACATTAGCAGATATGTGGGATGAGTTAGAGAAACCCGATTGACACATACTAAAACCCCCTAATCGTTTTTTCCGATTAAAACCCAATGTTCCATTTACTGTACAAAACCGGAACAAATCGGGAAGATCTTTTTTTCCATATCAGGGTACCACTTTCACCTAGACCCCCTCAGAGGGGCTTAAAATCGATCCTAGGCCATACTGTAGTTTGTTCCCTAGCTGTTCTCTGTAGCAGCTAGGGCGCATACAAAATAATTTGATAAAAATATGCGATATGTTCAAAAGTGGCTTTACACCCTACAGAAATCCATTAATAAGGGGTTCAACGGAGCCAAGGGGTTCCGGCTATAGTCCCCTGATCGGACAACAAGCTAGGGATAGCTTAACAGGTACAAACGCCTGATCTACTCCAAAGCCTAGACAAGGCGAGATAAGGGGCGCGCGGTAGCTGACAGCAGGCTACCCGATAAAGGTTCAACTAGGGCTTACTCTGCCAAGCAATCCGCTTGCCAGTGTTTACCTTAGGAGAATACAAATGTCACGCAAGCACTTCAACCTGATCGCTAATGCTCTTCGCGCCGCTCCTATTGACGCCAAAGCAAAGGCAGTAGCGGCCCGTTATATTGCCCATGAATTGCTCGACACTAACCCACGTTTTGACGTGGAACGCTTCCTAAATGCCGTTAGTTCTTGAAAGGTTGATACAATGTTCCAGCTTACAATAAACACTGAGAATGAAGCATTTAAAGATGGTAACGCGGGCAATGAGGAAATTGCCCGCATACTGCGAGAACTAGCTTCCGGGTTACACAATGATGAACCCGGCAGCTATTACGAGTATACCCTACGGGATATGAACGGCAATTCTGTTGGGACTGTCACTAGAAGCGACTAGTTAATTCTAAACCCTGACTGGCAATTAGGGTTTATTAATACCTAGTACGACACACAACAAAACGGAGTAAATACAATGCGATACAATACACGTGAGCCTTGGGTTAACGCATTTATAGACGGATCACGCCCCTTCTATGATGCGGCGGGTTTTCCTCTACCGCTCAATATCCGTGCTGGTGTCGGGTTCCCTATTGAAGGCTATCGCTCAAAAGCAATTGGCCAAATCATCTACCCCGAGGGTTCGGCTGATAGGCATTACGAGATATTTCTAAACCCCAAGAAGCGTGCGGGCGAAAGCGAAATGCCGGATGCTATGCTGGCAGCGATCCTGACCCATGAACTCTGCCACGCCGCTGCGGACCATAACCACAGCTTTCGCAATCATGGGCGCGCAACTAGCCCGTTCGGCATGATCGCAAAGGCCCTTGGACTAGAAGGCCCCTTAAAGGCGACATATGGCGGTGAGCATTGGTTCGCATGGGCCGCGCCTATCCTCACTGAGTTAGGTCCTATCCCGTACGGCAGTATTGACCTGACAAGCCAATACACGAAGAAAAAAACCTATGGCGTCAAACTGGAATGTCCGGAATGCGCTTGGCTGGCACGCGTATCTAAAAAACACGTGAACGCTCACCCCTATCTAAACTGCCCGGTACCGGATTGCGGTGGAATTATGATAGCATACACGGAAGAAGTAACTGAGGACTAGATAATTCTAAGCCTAGTCTAACCAGCTAGGCTTATTAATACCTAGTTACACGACACACAAAGGAACTCAAATGTCCGCTCAATACTTCATAAACGAAATCGGCAAGATGTACGGTAAAAGCCCGGTACCTCCCATGGGCGTTTGGTCTAGTGCCATGACGGAAGAAGGGCGCTTGCTGGCACAGGAGATAGGCGTTCCCTACTCCACCGCTTGCACCCTACACGTGCAAGCAATCCGCGCGATCTATGGTGCCTGTGTTTACCAGTCAGAGGCCAAGGCGAAGGAACTGGCAACTAGCAAAGGCTGGATGGACGAGACAGCTATCAGCGCCCCTACAAGCGTCCCTAGCGGCCCTACAGTGGACATCGAGGAACTGACCCTGCGCATGGGTAGAGAGGCGCGCGAGACAGCTACGGCAGTCGCACGCATTTTCATGGAAGAGCATTCCGAAACCCTGCCGGGTATCATTAAAGCAATCATGGATGACGTGTCGCCTAAACCAGTGGCAATTACTATTAATGAACTGCCAGCGGTAACAGTGGCAACTCCGCATCCCAATTTGGAACGTGTACTGCGCAAGGCTGCTAGGCGTGATTTCGTTTGGCTATGTGGGCCGCGCGGATCGGGTAAATCTACTGCCGCGCGCCATGTAGCAAAAGCACTGAACATGCCCTTTCACATAATGACGGGAGCAGACGATCAGTTTGCGCTCATCGGGTATGTGCAACCGCATGACGGCAGCATTCTACGTACAGCATTCCGCGAAGCTTATGAGAACGGGGGTCTCATACTGCTGGACGAGATGGACACATTTAACCCTAGTGCAATCATTGTAATGAATGACGCTCTAGCCAATGGGGAATGCGCTTTTCCAGACGGCATTATTAAGATGTCGCCAAACTTCTATTGCATGGTTGGCACTAATACAGACGGCAGAGGCGCAACTGGTCTCTATAACGGCCGCAACGCCATAGACGGTGCTACACGTGATCGCTTCGCTTTTATCCCTTGGGACTATGCGCCCGGACTGGAAACACAACTAGGCGTACTAAACCCTCAGTGGACTAAGTATGTTCAAGCGGTGCGCGCGGAAATGATCAATCAAAGCATGGACGAAACGCCTAGCCCGCGTGCCACTATGAAGGGCGCAGTTGCTATTAATGACGGCGACACTTGGGAAGAAGCTGCGGAAAGCTACATCTGGAAAGGCATATCGTCCGACATACAATCCCGCATAGATCGCGCTGTGCCTATTTCACAATTCAGGAACTGAGAACTACAATGGCAACTTACAATATGACATTTCCTAACTTGTCCGCCGTGTCGGACTTCATTTCCAAAACTCCGCGCAAGTGGCGCAACCAAGAAAGCGAGCAAGCGCCAGCTAGGGATACATGGGACCTAGGCGCGGGATATGCTGGTGCACTGGACCTAGCCTTGAATGGCTGGAAGCAAGGCGCTGCGAGCGTTGCTAGAGGCATGGAAGCCCTAAAGCCTAACGCCACTATCTCAGTGCGCCAGTACGCGCCCTATGGCTCACGTCCAAGCGCAGTGCGTTTTGCGACTGGCAACCCGCGATGCATGGTCCGCACTAGATCAGACACAAAGGCCAAGCCTGCCATTGTGCTGGCCGTCCAGATAGGCGCGGCTGGTATGTGCGAAGCGCAGCACTTGTCTAACTATGGGTTGGCAGTCGCCGCCTATGTACAGGAACTGACCAGCAAGGGTTTCATAGTCGAGTTAATCGCTTGTGACGTAGCAACGTCCAGCGGCAACCGTCTAACCGTTAGCTGGACAGTCAAAAGCATGGGCGCGCCTATGAACTTATCGGACGTGGCCTTTAGCATTGGTCATGCTGCGGCATTCCGACGCCTAAGCTTTGCCGTACAGGAGCGTAGCAACTGTCCAGAGATGTCAGGATATGGCGGCGCAGGTAAAGCTACAGCATCGGACTTTGCCAGCAAGCAAGGCAAGATACTTGTTATTAATGGCATGGAGACAGCTTACAAGCATTCCAAAACTCCCGAAAGTGCTTTGGCTCACGTAAAGCTAGAGATCGCTGCGGCAATGGAACTGGCAGGGATAGAACACCCTGCCAGCTAATACTAACTACACGACACACAACAAAGGAACTCACTATGTTTCATCTTCTGCTTGGCA